AGTAACGGTTTCATAGGAGTCCATGATGGATACAAAGACAGTAAAACGCATTGCTGACACCGAGGCCAAGAAGATGGTCAAGGGTCACGAGTCACGTATGCATGCCAAGGGCATGAAAAAAGGTGGCCCCACCTCTGAAGACCGGATGCGCGTTGGTCGCAACCTGTCCCGTGCAGCCAACCAGAAAACGGGGTAAATCATGGCATACAGTATGAAACAAGGTGGTAAAGAAGTTGGCCCAGCCAGCGTCTACGCAGAGCCACACACAATGGACGGCAAGACAATGACCAAAGCTCCGCAAGGATTTGGTACAAACCCCGGCTTTCCGCCCAACCGCAGCAAGCTAGACACTGCGGATGTCAGCGTAGGTTCGTTCAGCAAGTCTGCTGGTGATGAGCCCATCAAAACCGACGGCATCAAAATGCGCGGCGCTGGCTGTGCAACTAAAGGCGTGATGTCAAGGGGCCCGATGGCATGAACTATTCTGAGCTTGTATCGGCGATACAGACCTACACGGAAAACAATTTTCCGACGATTACCCTTGCGGATTCGTCTACGGTCTCGTCTACAACTCAGATTAACCGTTTCATCCAGCAGGCGGAACAACGCATCTACAATTCGGTGCAGTTCCCCTCGTTGCGAAAGAACGTGACGGGGACGATTACGGCAAACAACAAGTACCTGTCCTGCCCTGATGACTTCCTGTCTTCATACTCCTTGGCTATTTTCTCTGGTTCTGGCCCGTACACATTCCTGCTAAACAAGGATGTGAACTTCATGCGCGAGGCGTACCCCACGCCGACCGACACGGGAACGCCTAAGTACTACGCTCTGTTTGGCCCGACAGTTTCGGGTGCAACCATCAGCAACGAGTTGTCATTCATCCTTGGCCCGACACCCGATGCAACCTACTCCGCAGAACTGCACTACTACTATTTTCCTGAGTCTATTACTACTGCTGGCACAACATGGCTAGGGGATAATTTTGATACGGTCTTGCTTTATGGAAGTCTGGTTGAAGCCTACACTTTCATGAAAGGCGAACAAGACTTGGTTGTGCTGTACGATACCAAGTACAAAGAAGCGTTGGCGCTTGCCAAGCGTTTGGGCGATGGCCTTGAGCGTTCCGATGCCTACCGTAGCGGGCAGTACCGCCAAGCACCATTGCCGCAGAATAGCGGGGTTGCATGAGCATCGTCCAAACGCAGACCACCAGCTTCAAGAAGGAGTTGTATCAGGCCATCCATAACCTGTCCACGGACACCCTCAAGATTGCGCTGTACACCGGCAATGCAAACCTGAACGAGGACACCACGGCCTATTCAGCAACCAATGAGGTTGTAGCGTCTGGCTATACAGCCGGGGGCAATACCCTGACTGGGGTGACTATCAGTTCTGCTGACTACACAGCCTATGTAAATTTTGCAAATACGTCTTGGACAGCAGCTTTGACGGCCCGGTGCGCTCTAATTTACAACGTGACCCAAGGCAACAAGTCCATTGCAGTGATTGACTTCGGGGCAGACAAAACCTCGACCACGACCTTTACAATCACAATGCCTTCTAACACTTCCACCACCGCACTTATTAGGAGTTCAAATTGATTGTCACTACGACCAAAGGCGATATGGATACTTCCCTGCTGGAGCATCGTTCTGGCGAGGTGGACAATGACAACGAGTTCACTACGTGGACTGAGTACTGGCTGGATGGCGAATTGGTTCACCGGTCTGTGCATGTAACGCTGAAGAAAATACCCATATTTGCGGGTGCAGAAGCAGCTTCTTTTTAAGGAATAATCATGGCTAACACCCAAAGTATGTGTACCTCCTTTATGGGGGAACTAATGACTGCTACGCACAATTTTGGCACTGCGCCTATCCGTGCGGTTACCACTGCTGACACGTTTAAAGCAGCCCTGTACCTTACTTCGGCAACCGTCAATGCTGCTACCACCGTGTACTCCGCAACGGGCGAAGTCTCTGGTACGGGTTACACGGCTGGCGGCATAACCGTAACCAATGCCACCGCACCTACGGCAACCAACAGTTCAGCAACTGCGGGCGTGGCGTTTTTTACGCCTTCAGCGTCTTTTGTTTACACAACCGTCACGCTAAGTACGGCGTTTGATGCGGTGTTGGTGTACAACTCTTCGCAGAGCAACAAGGCGGTTAGTGTGCATACCTTTGGTTCCCAGACCATCACGGCTGGAACCTTCACACTGACGATGCCTTCCAATACCACGACTACAGCGCTGCTGCGCCTGTCTACTACCTAAAAGGGGTAGAGCATGTTCGGGTTTGCGCCGTTTTCTGGCGCACCGTTCAGTTCAACGGGCGCGTCAGCCCCGAATCCGGGAACATGGGGCTACGCCACTTGGGGCTATAACGCTTGGGGCGGAGCAATTGTTCTTACCGGCGTATCCGGTACGGGTAATGTTGGGTCTGTAACTTTTGGTATAGGGTTCATAATTTCTGGCGTTGCCGCCGCAGGCAACGTAGGTACGATTGGGGTTTCCTCTACTGTTGCATTGACGGGGGTAGAGGCTGCGGGCAATACAGGAACTGTTACCCAATCGGCATCGATAGCCTTGACCGGCGTTGCTGGTTCTGGATTGACTGGGTCTGTAGCAGTTTCCAGCGCCAAGGCCATAACAGGAAACACGGCTACGGGCAATGTAGGAACCGTAAGTGTTTCTTACAGTATTGCTCTGACCGGCGTATTTTCAAGCGGTCTAGTGGGCACAGTCTCTCGTGGGGAGACTCAGATTGCCCTAACTGGAAATGCGGCTACAGGTAATGTAGGCAATGTTGTTGCTGCTTTTAGTATTGCACTGACCGGCGTGTCAGCAAGCGGGGCTGTTGGCACAGTCTCTCGCGGCGAAACTCAGATTGACTTAACCGGGAATGCGGCAAGTGGCGCAGTGGGTAGCGTAGCTCCCGGAAAACAATTTGCCTTAACCGGGGTAGAGGCTGGTGGTGAAGTTGGGGCTGTTTCCATACCATTCACCGGGGTAGATGCCACTGGAAATATTGGCTCAGTCACGTTCTCTTACAATTTTGACTTGACCGGTACGCCCCTAGTTGCTGCGGTAAGTTCGGTTGGAATTGGAAACAGGTCAATTGCTCTGACCGGCGTAGCTTCAACTGGCTCGGTTGGAAATATAGTTGCGGTGTATTGGGCAATAATAGATGACAGTCAGACAGCAAACTGGCAGAACATCAGTGATGCACAGACCGCAGCATGGGCCGCAATAGCCAACGCGCAAACATCAAGCTGGACTACAGTTACCACTGGGCAAACACCTAGCTGGGGTACAATTGGAAATAACCAGACCCCGGGCTGGGTGCTGGTGGATAACGCTACTTAGGAACGTAAATGGCGCTTGTTTTAGCCGACCGGATTCAAGAGACTACCATTACCACAGGCACGGGTACGGTAACGCTTTTGGGCGCAGTTCAAGGCTTCCAATCGTTCTCCGCAGTAGGTAACGCCAACACCGCCTACTACACCATCGCAGGCCAAGGCACATCTGAGTGGGAAGTCGGGCTTGGTACGTACACTTCGTCCGGCACAACGCTTAGCCGCACCACAGTCTTAGGTTCCAGCAACGCTGGCAGCTTGGTCAACTTCTCCGCTGGTACAAAAAACGTCTTTGTGACGTACCCAGCAAGCCAAGCAACGCTGCTTGATGCAACCCAGACGCTGACAAACAAGACGATTCAAGGAGGAACGATTGCATCAGGCACTGCTGTAACCCTGACAAATCAATCGACCGTATCTTTCACAAGTTTGCCAAGTTGGGTAAAGCGTATAACAGTAACTTTTGCTGGTGTTTCTCTATCTGGAACAGATGGGTCACTTATCCAACTTGGCTATGGTGGCACGCCTACGTATGTAACTTCTGGATATTCTGGTGGTTCACAAAGCCTTACGACTACCCCAACATCTGCTTCTTCACAGCCCGGAACAGGTATACCAATACAAAGTTTTACTGCTTCAAATGCTATTGTTGGTATTATGACTATTGTTCTTTTAGACTCTACTACTAATACTTGGATAGCTACATATACTGGATATAACGCAACGACTGTTAGTTCTTTTTCAAATTCATCAGTTGCATTATCTGGTACGTTAACCGCAGTGCGTTTGACACGAACTGGAACCAACACTTTTGACGCTGGCACTATCAATATTTTGTACGAGTAACACTATGACCGCACCTACACGAATTGAAGTTAACGTCCAGACCGGCGAGGTCAAGGAAATTGAACTGGAAGGCGAAGAACTCGCTGCATACGAAGCCGCATTAGCCGCTCAGGCTGAAGGAAATC